GCCCACCCAGCTTCATTCCCTGTTACTAAAGTAAAGTTTCCATGACCGCTTAAAGTGTTAGCTGGAAAATAAAAACTTACAATATTATCATTTGTTATAGTAAAATACGTTTCTGTAAGCTTAAATCCGCTTATTGTAGGTACAGTTGTATCACCTGATGTTATAACTTGATAATCAGAAAAGAACCCATCAATACCATCAATATTATGTGTATTTTCAGCACTTAAATAAAAACTATTATTATAATCAAATCTCTTTCCGTAAAGCAAAAATCCGTTATTAACACTAGACAAAATATGTACTTTGTTTCTCAGCTCAACAGCTTCACCCGTTGCAGTATAAAATATATTTGTAAATTCTGGTCGCCCTGACACAGTAACCATTTCAGAATAATTTGTGGGTACGGTATCATCATACCCAGATAAAGCACCATATCCCTGTTGTTCGTAGCTTAAATTATCTACAACCTCTGTTCTATCTAGAGGGTTATATAATCTATTACGTAGATCAACTGCTACAAAATTACTATCTACTTTATAAATTGTACCCTGTGTATCTTTTTGTTCCGGGAAGAGCCAACCTTTAATTGTAAATGTAGTGTCTACAGTAATTCTAAATTTATCACTATAGGTTGTATCTGTTGGAGTATTGTAATCGAGCTGCCCTGACCATAAAACTTCGCTTCTAATTTCTTGATCGTATTCAGTACCGAAATCTTTTGGAACGGGCCAGGATAAAATTATATAGGGATTATTATAAGGCGCAAAGTTTGATACAATTTGATCGACATCTTCCATGTACCTAGCCAATATTGACATATTTACTTCTAAATTAACCGGCACAGGCATTAAAAATTTAGAAACGCTTTTCGGTTCATCATCAAACGAAGAAGCAATATACGAAGGAGCTAGTTTATTAAATACTCTATCATTATCTCTTGTAATACTGGTTAAATTAACAGCTACAGCAGGTAGAGTAATATTCTGCGCCTTGTTAATAATATCATACATTACCCTGTGCTTTGGGGCAAACACATATCTAACCTCTATATTTGATTTTGCAGTTCTATCTTTATTCCATCGACTTATAACTACATCATCAAACGCTGCAATAAACTGCGTTAAAAGGTTTTTAATTTCAAAATGAAATGCTCTTTTTTTCATTCGTATATATATTTATTACATAAACCTGTTGATGAAATATTTTGGTAATTTATGTGTGTTGTTTACTACACTTTCGGCAATAGCTCCATCTAATATATATGTTTTACAATGATCCTTTTTTGATCTAACCCCTCTACCGCAAGACTGTATTAAAGAACATAACATTTTATTTGTATACCAATTAAAGTCATCACTCATGAGCCTTTCTATTCTTTTATCTTTTGTAGGTAGATATGGCGCTTTGACAATAATTTGAAATCTAGCTAAATCATCTTTTAAATCTACACCATGTGACATTGACGGTGATATTAGTACGGTTGGTGCTTTTGTTGTTGAGTGTCGTTCTAATATTTCTTCATTACGTACCCCAGGCTCTCTAATTAAAAATCTGGAATCATTTAATCTATTAGATAAAAACGATGTAATTGTATTGTTATGCGTATGTATTATACCTTTCTCGTCTTTATGATGCATACAAATCTGTTTTATTTGTTCAACAACTTTTGGTAAATTACGTTTTAAATTATGGTAGTTTAATTTAAGTTTTGTATTACACATGATAGGTGAATTACTCGGGTCAAAAGTAGACTCTGCTTCCACATATTTAAATTTTTTAATACCTAAACTTTTGCAAAAATTTTCTGGATCAATAATAGTAGCAGACATTAATACAATTTTATCAGCGTATTTAAATAAATGATTAGAAAGATTATTAACTTTTAACGGCATAAAGGTAATACCATCACGACTAGTTTCAAATAGATATTCACTTTCATTCCACGTTTCAATAATTAACGAAAGCTTAGAATGTAAATTACGTAGACTAACAATTTGTTTTCTAATCTCGACTAAAAATTTTTCGTTATTACTATTATTTGTATTAATAACATCGCGAAGATCTTCAATTCTATCGCTTAAATCTAATAATAAATTATTAATCCATTTTATTACATTTGTGTTATTTTTTGAATAAAATGGCCTTACTTCTACATCCATTCTATCTAACATTTCGAAATTTATTGTACAAGAAAATTCTTTTACTAGTTGATCCTCTAATTCTGCAGCTTCGTCGCAAATTAAATATTGTCTCTTTTTAACATGATTCGGTAAAGAAAAAAACATATTATAATTTAACGCTGCAAATTTACTTGTTAATGCATCTCTACGATCATTATGATATGGGCACTTATGCCTTCTTCTGTGATCTTCTAGTATGTTTTTAGGCATAATTAATGACTCCATCTCGACATCAATATTTGTGTCAATTGTACTCATATAATTACTTTTACCTTTTAATATTGTAGTACCTTCAAATAAATTTTCATATTGATCTTGTAGCGCTTTTGTAATAGTTAATGCGAATGCACCAGCATAGTCTTGCTCCTCGCACTCATCTTCATGAGTGTAATACCCGGTTTGATCAATTTTAAATGCAGTATACGATGTTACAAGATCTTTAAAATCTTGTGAAGGTTCATCTGAAGCATTAGCTAAAGTTTTAGATATAAAGCTCTTACCAGAGCCTGTAGGCGCGTTACACACTACAAATTTATATCCATCTTCAAAAGCTTGATCTATATTTTTTAATAACTTTACCTGAGAAGAATTTGGAGTATATCCTTTCGGGAAGTTTTCTAACAATGCGCCTACCACACCTAATTATACCATAGGCTCTTCAGAAGGCCATATATAGACCAGATTGTTATATAGCTTAGATTTTGATGAAGTATCTAAACACTTAACTTTATTAATTTGACCACTCGGTACAAAGGAACTTAAGTGATAATTTAGTACTGCTTCTGTTCCGTTTTGTTCAGTGTGTATTTTAAATGGGTATGGTATTTCGTAATTCTTAATTGACCCTTTATACTCTAAAGATAAATTTATATGATATTGTTTAATTTGAAATATTTTTAATCGGCCTCTCTTAAGAATTTTCTTATCGGTTCTTATGATAATATCTCTTAATAAAAAGGGCTTTAAATATTCTACAACATTTTCTAGACAAGCATTCATGAATTCATAAAATCAAATTTTTGTTTTGATGACATTGGATATATATTTTCATTAAAGTATATCCAAAAATCTTCGTTAGCAGGTATCTCCTGTATTAAATCACACTGGTACATATTTATATTTCTATAATCCTGCATTAAAATATCCCAAGCAACGGCTAAATCATCTGGTCCTAAGTAAGCTTTAGGTGGTCCCTTTGGGGCAAAGTAATTAAGAGATATTCTACCATTTACAGAGTTTAATAACCCTACAGCATTTGTACAGAGCATTCGTCTCGTAGGGGCTAGACCTGGTTTTTGTATCCTACGAGGAAATCTTACCTCACATACGTTAGTTTGTAAGAGTGGATCAAGAGTCGCTTTTTGGACTATCATCTTTCTTTTTACAAATTCCAAACATTCTTTCTTCGTTCAAGAATACCCCGGTTTTAACTTTACCTCTACCGGTAATAGATACACCGTTTATAGTAACTCCCATGTTGTTTGGAAAAACAACAACATCGCCTTCTTTTGCGTATTTAGCATCAGGTCCTGCTAAAATTACTTTGCCCTTTCTCCAGGCCTTATTAAGGGCGTTTGTTGGAATTAGAATTCCATTACGTTCTACTTCACCTTCTTGTGTTTCATCTACATATTCAATTAATAGAATATCATCAAAAATAAAACTCAACTCATAATCATCTATACCAAAATCACCTTTTTCTGGTTTAGATAAATCAATTAAGCTTTTTGTAGGTGCCAAATTATCAATACTTGCCATTGCCATACAGCTATTTACTAACATTATATTTTAAATCAATGATACATTAGCTATACTGAACATTTTGCTCTTTTTCTCGCTTATCTAACTTGTAGTTTTTTCTAAGCTTATTATTACAAATAATAGCTTCATTAAGTAAAGAAAATGTTTTTGCAAAATCATTAAATGCTGCTGTGTCTTTCGGAAAGCATGCACCGCCATATCCACGTTTATTATCAAATCCTGGTACTGTGGTATGAGAGTGCGTGATACGAGGGTCAGATCCTAACGCACTAATAATTGTATTATAATTAGCTCCATGTTTTTTTGCTATATCGTACATTTGATTAAAGAATGTAACTTTGGTAGCCAAAAAAGTATTAATACCGTATTTAACAAATGATGCTTCAGCAGCTGACATATGAAAAACAGGACAAGGTCGACATATACTAAATTCGTTGTATATTTCTTCAAGCTCTTGCGTGTTATGACTAGCACCGCCTAAGACAAGCATAAACTGATTTACAAAATCTTCATTAGCATTTTTTTCAGTTAAAAATTCCGGATTATAAACAAAATCTTTAAACTTACTTGATAACCTATCTGTAATATCAGGTGTAACTGTTGATTTGAGAACAATTAATGCATTAGTAAAATCATTAACTTCTGTACAACACTGCTCTACTATTGATGCGTCAATACTACCATCGTTACTCATAGGCGTTGGTGCGCATATAAACACAACATCAGGATTGAACGACAATAAATCTTCACAAGTAGTATTATAATTTGGATCTATTAACTTTTTTTTGACCCTATTACTAAACCCATAATCAACAGCTTTACCAACAAAGCCGTGACCTACGATTCCAACTTTAAGATCCATTTTTAACAATTAGTTTTAATCCAATCTTCAACAGCAATAGTAGGCTCCCACCCGAGTAATTTTTTTGCTGATGTAATATTAGCTAACGTTTCACGTGCTTCACCGTCTCTTGCAGGTAAAAATACATACTCCCCACCAATCATTTTTGCAATTTCTAAAACACTATTATTTGTGCCAGTTCCAATGTTTATTACCTTTCCAACAGGCTCTTTATTATCAATATTAGCTGCAAGTATATTTGCATTAACAACATCTGTTACATTGACGAAGTCACGAGTTTGCAACCCGTCGCCGACAATAGTCATTTTTTCACCATTATGTTTTTGTCTGTTAAAAATACCGATAACCGGAGCATATTGACCTTGCATCGGCTGTCTATCACCGTAAACATTAAAATATCTAAAAACAACAGTCTCGAGACCAAATAAATCTGTATACATTTTACAAAGCTTTTCGCCCGCTACTTTTGTTACAGAATATGGATTTAAGCAATCTTCGGGCATTGTTTCAGCTAATGGTATTTTATTTTTAAGGCCATATGCTGAAGAAGTAGAACTATACACCACACGCTTTACACCAGCTTCTTTTGCGCACTGTAAAACGGTACATGTACCAGCAACGTTTGTTAAAGTAGCTAGTATAGGATTTTCTAATGTTGGTTGTATTCGTGATTCTGCAGCTAAATGAAAAACGCATTCTACACCATCATACAAATGTCTTGTATGTTTATAGTCTGAAACATTTAATAGATGCTTTTCAGCGCGTTCATTATAATAAAATTGTTCATTCGAATCTGCAGATTCATTATCAATGATGATAACTTTATCATACAAATCTACTAATTGATCAACAAGATTTGAACCAATAAATCCTGCACCGCCTGTTACAATTACCTTACTCATAATTTTTAATATACATTTTAATTTCACGTATAGACATATTACGATTTTTTGCTATCGCTTTTAAATCAATATCTTCTTCGTCTTTTTTCTTTTTCTTTATATACGAAATTTTCTTCCACTTTAAACGTGGTATTAAGTGATAATATAGTTTATATGTTTCTTGCTTATCATCAAAAATATTCCCAAACTTATTAAGTGTTTCATTAGCAAACACGCACATACTCGGATTGTAAAAAGATAGCCACCTGTTAAAAAGGAACGGTACAAACGCTTGCTCCCCTTCTGTATCTAGGTCACCTGCATTGTCTTTTTTTGAGTAAAATAATTTATTTTGTAGTTGGAAAAAATTCATACAATAACTTTTGTAGTTGCAACAAATTGATCAGCAACTTCAGCATTAAAATATTCAACAACAGCATTAATAAAATAATTTGCTGCTTTCTTATCTAAGTTAGAAGAATAAGCAAATCCTGGTGCCTTATCACCTGCTACAATATTAATACCGGTATGGCCTAAAGCAACACCATCTTTAGAGTAGGTAATCGATACACTTACTTTACCAGACTTACGCACTTTTTCATCACTACCAACAAACTCATCCTGCACCATAAGATCATCTCCTTCGACAATAATAGGCTTGCTAATAATACCAGCTAGTATATTTGCTACCGCTGTATTAAACAAGCGTTGAAATGATACAGCGCCCAGTGGATCTAAGTTAGGAATTTCCCAACAAAAATTAATAGCATCTTGACTATGAATAAAGTCGTCGCTTAGAGTATCTTCAAGATCGATAAGAGCATCCTTTACATACATTGGTGCTCTAAACGCAACAATATTACCGTATGGTGATACTTCTTTTCGAAAATGCTCATAAGCGAATCGCCTATGAATTAAATTACCGTCGTAAACGCCCTGCTTAATAACCATACTATAGTATATACTATGTTTGATTATCTTCAAGCTGCGACTTTATCCATTTATACGTTTTTTCTATACCTTTAGATAATGGATAATTTGGAGCCCATCCAATTTTTTCTTTAATGAGTTTGTTATCTGAGTTTCTACCAGCGACTCCAAGAGGTCCATCAATATGCTTTTTAGTTATATTTTTACCTTCAACGCTACTGGCAATATCTACTAGCTGATTAATTGTAACCATCTCATCGGAACCAATATTAACTGGCTCACTAAATTCTGATTCCATTATACGTCTTATACCCTCAACACATTCATCAATATATAAAAAGCTTCTTGTTTGTTCTCCAGATCCCCAGATTTCAACTTCACCGTTAGACTGAATTACCTTTCTACAGATAGCCGCAGGAGCCTTTTCTCTACCACCTTCCCACGTGCCTAGTGGGCCAAAGATATTATGAAAACGAGCAACTCTAACAGGTATATCATAGTTTCTATTATACGCTAAATATAATCTTTCACTAAAAAGTTTTTCCCATCCGTACTCTGAATCGGGATCAGCTGGATATGCAGAAGATTCTTCACAGTTAGGATTTTCTGGATCTAACTGATTATGCTCCGGATACATACAAGCGCTGCTACTGTAGAATATTTTTGTCTTATTAAGACCTTTATACTCATTATATTGTTTTACAGCATTCAAAATATTAAGATTAATAGTAGCAGAGTTATGCATAATATCTGCGTCATTATCCCCTGTAAAAATAAACCCCGCGCCACCCATATCTGCCGCTAACTGATAAATTTCATCGAATGGTTCCTTATACTGTTCCGGAACTCCTTTATAAAAATTACCCATTTTACCGTCAAATCGAATAACTTTATTACAGTTATTTGCGCTTCGTAAATCGCCTACATTACCATATATAAATTCATCCGCGTTTGTTTTACTAAATTCCGGATACTTTAAGTCAACGCCCCTTACCCAGTATCCTTCGTCCTTCAGTCGATTAACTAAGTGGTTTCCAATAAAACCACCAGCTCCTAAAACTAATGCTGTTTTTTGTGTACTCATTATTGCCAATATTGATATATTCCTTCTGTTAGTTCGTATTCTATATTTTTAACTCGTCTTTTAGGCTGATCGATTGCCCAAATAAACAAGCTCTCTATAAGTTCTTCGAGATCTGTCTCATCTTTAAAATTTAGCATATCTTTTGCTTTTGTATGATCACAATAAGCATGCTTTACTTCATGTCTAGGTTCACCGTGTTCAATAGAAGTTATGTATCCGTGCTTTTTACCGATACGTTGTACTGTTTTTGCAACTTCATTTAAGGTGAAATATTTATCCGCGCCAATGTTAAAAAGCTCACCATCAAATTCATCTGTTAAAAGAAGTTCAAACGGGTCTGTATAATACTTGATATCTGAAAACGCTCGTGTTTGCTCACCATCACCATAAACTAAAATAGGCTCATCGTTAAGTGTTTTGCGAATAAAAATACCTATAACATTTCTATATCTATCCCAAATATTTTGATATATACCGAGAACGTTATGCGGTCGTATTATGTTATAACGTAAACCAAACTGTGTATGCGCTGTTATAATATCCATTTCTACAGCATATTTTGCCACACCGTAGGGATCAATTGGTACTTGCCTGAGATTTTCTGTAAAGGGTGGAGCTTGTTTACCGTAAACAGCCATAGACGAGGTAAAGACTAATTTACTTTTATATCTAATACACTCATTAATTATATTAACAGAAGCTAAAACATTATTTGTATAATTAAAGTTTCTTATAAATGGAGATAAACCTTCTGCTGCATATGCAGCGAAATGATATACAACGTCAGGAGTATATTTTGCAAATATATTCTTTATTTCTTGTATGTCTTTTTCTAAATTTAATTTATAAAATTTAAAATTGTCATCTTTTGGAAGAAAATCTTTATAACCTCCAAAAAAATTATCTATACCAATAACCTTATGACCCTTACTAAGTAAGTGTCTTGATACATGGCTTCCTAATAGTCCGGCTACTCCGGTGATGACAATATTCATATGAATAGTTATTTACATGTTATCTTTTATCACGGTGAGTATGTGATTAGCTCGAGCTTCAGTAGTGCCTATGTTATATAGCCATTCCCTCTGTCGATTAAGATAAAACATATATTCATCAGTAGGTTTGTTATTAACTACTAATCGATTAATTATCTCGGTTAATTCTTCTCTTGAAGAATATGATAAACATGGTATAGATTGCGGTGAACATACTGCTGGTTTTAAGTTGTAATCTCTAAATAATAAAACTGATCCAGCTGCTATTATTTCATAATGTCGTAAACAATCCCACCCGCCTTTTTTACATGTCAGTCCAAACCACGATCTATGTAAATCGTTGTAATATTTGTCTTCATCAGTAAATTTATGGTGAGCAAAACCCCCTCCAATATCTGTTACTCGGCTAAATGTTGCATCATCCGGTGCAGTTTTTTGATAGATTTGATCTTTTTTTGATAAATCAATATTCATTATTCTATGCTTAGGTATACCAAACCCTGTTGGGAAAACATTTTTAATTCCAGTTTCAACTAATTCACGTTTAAACGATCTTTGAAATTGAACACCTATAACTTCTACTTCTCTCCCATGTTCTTTTATTTTTATTTTTCTCGGTGCCTCTCCATATAAGTCATGACCATCTATCACCCAGTAATTACCGTTTTTAGCTAAATTTTTATATTTTGCTTCCGGTAATTCACCGCGCATATGCCCATCGCCGTAAATTACTGCATCAAACTCATCAAGCTCTCTTTCTTCTTCTGTTAAATCTTCTATTGGTTCTGTTAGAACGCTAAAACCTCGCCCGTGTAATTCATCTTTTGGTGATTCTGAAAAATCATGATACATTATCTTTTTACGGGGGTAATCAACACAATTTTTACCCATTACAGATCTTAAACCATGTAATATACTAACCTCTAGCAAATCATTTTGAGATGACGGTTCTTTTGTTGTTATAAACAATATTCTCATAAAATCTTATGCGTATTTTTCAATAATTTCTCTACCACCCATTAAATAACTACTGCTCCATCTATTCTCTATACTTTCTGCACTAACATCAAGAGTGGAATCGCTCCAAGTTTTCCACGTATTACTAATATCTGGACGACTTGGCCCTAAAAATAAATCCCAGTGATGGTATTTTTCTTCAGGTATGTGTTTAATAATCGTATTATTAGAAGGGTCATGTGTATATTTCTTTTCCCAATGCGGTAATGATTGATGACCCCCCGGTACATTGAGTGGTGATTTCCAAGTTTGATCATACGTTCCTTCATGAGCTTCATAAATACATAAATCTGCTACTTTAAATCTCCACACCCAGTCTCTATCTTCCCACCCACCATTAATAAAACGCTCATCTAACCATCCAATCTTTCTCACTAATTCTTTTGAATGAGCACTAAATCCAATACCGTGGGTTGCTGTCCATGCATACCCATTTTGTAAATGACCTAACATGTTTTCAACTTCTTCTGGCTTAGGAAGAGCTCTATCATTTATAAAAAAGATATATTCTGTCGGAGATGTAGCTATAGAGTGGTTAAGCATTTGCGAATATGATGGATATATGTTCGGGTGCCTATCAATTCTATTATTCCAAAAAACTTTGTATTTTTCAGTCAACGGCTTAAGCATCTCAATTTGATTATCGACGACCTCTTTATAACAACCGCAGTGTAAACATATTGTAAATTCTTCTATTTTCATCTCTTAAAAAACAGGCCTCGATGTTCAAAGTGATTCCCATCAAATGTAGGACAATAGGTCATTCTATCATGTTTTGCCTTTTCTTTTAAAATTTTTGTATATTCGTCATCATAAGTAAAGCCTCTTTTCTCTATTTTTTCTATCCAATATTCTTTAGGTTGACAATTTACATGGTTATGTCCCCCTTGGTCCGGGCCAGCAAAAGTTATTACTATGTTTTTACCTTTATCAAAACAAGATAAAAAATTTTCCATATATTGTTCTTCTACATGTTCAACAAATTCAACACTATAAACTAAATCAAAGTTATTTTGTGGTTCAACTTTTTGTCTAGTGAAGTCATATTGCCTGACTCTCTCTTTTACTAAATTACTCTCTATAGCAGAAGGACTGCCATCAATACCCATAACCTTACAACCCCTATCATAAAAATGTTTAAGTGTAAAACCACGACCACACCCAACATCTAGAATACTTTTAACGTTTAGATCTTCTATTAAAAAGTCCCATAGTGTAGGGAACGTAGTTGCGACATCCCCCTCATAAATATAACCTCCTAAATGGCCTTCATTAATCACCATACGCTGTTTATATAATTCCATATTTTATTCTTTGGTTAATTTTACTACTATTAGACCGTCGTTATTAATATCGATAGGGTCAATAGAAGTAAATATATATCTAACTGTTATATTTTTAATAGATTCTTTAAAAAATTTAATACACTCCGTGTACGTACAGTCTTTTGTGTTACGACCGTGAGTAGATATAAGTAAATATTCTACTTTATGAAGTAATTTATCGTTAAGTAATTCTTCTAATATAGAAATTTCAGACCCTTGTATATCCATATGTAACACATCAACATGCTTTATGTTATTTTCTGCAAAAATATCTTTTAAATTAATTTTTGTAGGGGTGAGACCAGTATTGTTATCCACCTCAAGGGCTTCACCTAAATGTTTTCGAGTTCCACAATATCCACTATATACAATTGAACCTGGAAGAGAGTCGCGAATATAATCAGCCTGTGAATCTCGGATTTCTACACATATATTTGTACTTGAAGGAAGTTCTTGGTTAAAATAAGTAGAATATTCTCCCTTTGCTGCCCCTAATTCTAGCATAACCGGTGGATCATATACTTTTTGTGCTATATCGTGAATCAGCTGTTTAATTTTAATACCTGTTATAATACGTTTAAATAGCTCAAACTGCAATGGCTCGCCTACTAATGTTTTCATCCAATCCCAAGTGTTTGGTAGACAAAAATCTGGCTCTTTTGTTGGATCGTATTCTTTCATAAGATTTATATTGAGTACTTTTGCGTATATTCATCGAAACGCCATGGTTGACCACCTGCAAAGTGTCTAAATATGGTTTTTTCTAAAGTGGTTTTATTAATATTGTATTTAGCAATGTTGAGAGTCCCAGTCTCGTCATGTAGCTGTGTTACATTCCATTCTGTAGGTAACACGTTTACATTTTCTTTAAGCTCGTCAAGAGAAAAGATTGTATGCTCTGTGGGATACGAGTGAAATCCTAAGTTATCTAAGCCATAGAATGACTCCCAGCTATGAGGCTTAATACCGGCACAAGTATAATACATCTGTTGATCAGCAATATGCCATTTACCTTTTTCATTATTATGTTCGTTAAAAAACTCGTATTGACTTACCTTGAGCCATCTTTCCCTATCAATAATAGCGTTAATGAGCTTACGTGAAAAATCATTAATTTTTAATGCAAAGAAACCAAAACAGTGTGTGTTTCCTGAATCGATTGCATATGAAAATCCTTTATCTGGCTCAAAGTGCTGATCCATCTCTTTAATGAAGACATCAGCGTCGAAATTATATAAAATATCACCGTCGTTTAATTTTTTTTCATCTAGAAGTCTTTTAAACAATAACCATCGATTAAAGTGCATGTTTTCTCGTACATCAAATTCCGGGTGTAGTATTTGTATTTTAAAATTGTCGTTATTAAGTTCTACAAATTTCATGCCATGCATTTCTGCATATTTTGCAAACCGCGGACGAATAAATTGCTCATATAATGCTTGTCTATGATCACTATATAATGCAAATGTTGTTAAAAATTTTTTCATAAGCTGTACATGTAGTTTTTCTTGTCACCTTGAAAGTGTAATCCGAAGAATTGAACTAACTCGTCGTTATAATTAGTACCAAATATTTGGTTATCAATCTTACGTAATCTCTTTATACCACCTTTCATTTCATATTCATCAGGTATATTATTTTGTGGCATGCCGATACCTCGATCAAAAGCTCCACCGTTAATGCTATACAAATTTTTACTGCCTTTATACCAATGATACATTACTGTCATATCACATATACCACCACCAGTCTGCGTCTCCATATGCCATTCCCATTTTGGTAATAGAATATCAATATTATTTGTATATATGTCAATAATAAAGTTACAAAAATCTTCTAGACCGTCTTTCGTCCATATTGAAAAATGTGCGCAAGTAACATCTTCGAATTTGTCTTGCTGCTCTGGTTTGCATGCTACACATTTTTCTGTATCTAATATTTTCTCAAAATCTAAAGGTGTTAAAAAGATTGCATCAGAATCACAATACAAAAACTTATCAATATTATTTTCCTTTACGTATTCTAATATTTTAAAAAAGCGAATAAAGCATAACCGTTCGAACATATCTGCATTATAACACATATGTTTATAGACGTTATTAAACTCCGGGCAATCTGTTCCTTTAATAATAATTAAATCCTTAAATATTTTTTTGTTGAGCTCTAAACTCTTTTCTAAATACGGTACAGTGTTAGGTTGATAATAAAATAATGGGAGATCACTTTTCATCTTGTAAATGTCTTAATACGTTTTTACTAAATCCTTCCATACTAAAATATTGTTTGTATACTTCTTTACCCTTTTCTAGCATTTTTTCTTTTTGGTCTTTTGTATAAGATTGTAGTTTGGTTTTTAAATTAGGTATATCTTTTTCCTCTACTAATATACTAAATTCATTCCAATTTATATATTTTTTAAATGGTAACCATTCTTCATCATATACAACAACAGGAATTGAACCTAACTGCATTATCTCATACAATCTAAAGCTATTTTTTCCGTACCCACGAGGCGCTAAACAAAATTCTGAACGCTGTGTTATGTCAATAAATTCATTAAAGTTGTCCTGCGGTACTTCTGCTGTCCAGTATCTAAGCTTTGAAAAGTAAAAATCGGGATCTTGGCTATATGTTTGATATAGTCTTACTCTCCCTTGTGCATTATTAGAAATAGACCCTACAAAAGAACAAAATATATCTTTATCTCGTGGGGTTATGAGCTCTTTGTTCAAGGGTGAACAAATTAAGGGCAGCGGTATACCGTTTCTATTGCCACCTGCTTCAAAGCTTAAAGTGCCAGATGGGAGTATTTCATTTACAGCGTCATCATGTTGCGACACGGTGAAATATTTTTTATTTTTTGGAAGATAATTCAAATAAGGTTGTAGTAGCTCTTTATTTTTACTTGTTAAATAAACGTTTGTCCAAAAAATTGGTATTAATGTAAAGCCAGTTTTGTCAAAATCACTTTTGTTTTCTATATAAAACTTATAGAAGTACTCTTCCATATAATCACCTTCATGGTAAGGTGGGTATGTTGGGTAATCTGCTGGTACTCTTAGGTTTTTAAAGTCGACTTTCATTTATTCTGTCCCTGACTACATCTAAAATTTTGTATTTATCATCTTTTGTACGTGTCCAGTTACCGTGATGAATAAAAATATTTTTTGGAATTGGAAATTTATCGTCGGTATTTACCCAATGACCCTTTAACCCACCTTTACCGTCTGGTTGACCAGCGATATGACCAAAAGTAAAGTACTCATTAGGCAACATACTCCATTTAACTTGAATCTGAGGGAAGTTTTGCAAGTTGCGTAATAGATGATTCGTCGTTCTCTGCTCTTCTTCAAACTTTTCCAAGTTACCTCGTACAGTATTAAAGAAGGCTCGTGTCTTTTTATTGTTTTTTACGGCAAAAAAACCTGTATTTACACCACCTGGGCCATCGTTTTGAAAGACCATATCAACTGTTTCCATACGTTTAACAATATCATCATAAAAATCTCTATAAATTACAATATCCGGGTCGATAAACATAAAGATCTCATCGTCACCGCACTCTTTTAGCTTCTCGTAAAAGCAATTTGCCTTATAGTACATAGTACCATGCCATCCTTCAGTACCAAACTCTGCAGTTTCACATAGTTGTGGCCTATGGAGTATAGTGAGCTCTATGTTTTCGTTATGTTTAAACGAATCTAGTAAGTATTCATAAAGAAACTTTTTATGTGACGGTGTAAACAGTGTATACGCTTTAATTTTCATGTCGGAATAATTGGTTTTCTAGTTCAATTTCGTTAGCTAGCGGTGTCCACCACAGTACTTCCCCTGCAGATGGTCGTTTAAGAAGGACATTTTGTACAAAATGCCACCATTTACCCATTTCCGGTATGGTACTAGCAATTTTTTCATTATGTGTTTTATATCTATCATGACCTTCCATAGACTCAGAGCTATGTTCAGGATGAAAAATAACAGGAGGTTGTTTGTTTAGTATTTTAAAATTACTGTTTAGAACACTTTTGATAAAATATACCGTATCCCAGTAAGGTTTACCTAGATACATATCCGGAAATAGATGGTTATTGGTAAGCCACCATGATTTTTGAAAGGCAAACAGGTCAAATCCATGTACACTATATGATTGAAGCTTAAGATCTTCATTTAGACTATCTAGACTATGTAAATGTACTCTAGAAGTTGGATACGACTCAATGTCTTTTTCTATTTGCTTAAAAAAAGAAGCGTTTAATACAATATCGTTGTTTAAAAATACGATAAGTTCATTGTCTGTTTTAGCTAACTCATCAATTATTTTATTTACATAAGGATATCTACCGTCTTGCTGTAACTTTAAGGTCTCAAACCCATCAAAAGCAATATTATCTTGATCATGTATAACATTATATAAAGTAACATCAGAATTTTTATCTCGACACCTGCGCAATGACTCTAAACATAAAGCTTCTCTTTTCTCTAAGTCAGCTTCCTGCTTAAAACTATTGATACCAATTGCAATTTTCATTTAATCTTATCTATAACTTGCTGTTTGGTTAAATTAGGTATACCCTGCACAGCTGTACCATGTTTTTTTATAAACATATCATACTCCTTACCTAATTTTTTATCTCTTTCACCTCCCGCGTTAATTCTAGACTCTGTCTCTGGGTGATTCATAATCAAATCATCAGAATCTTTTACATCAGGAAACCACCAAAAGCTTGGAATATAGTCTGCTTGTGCTATTCTATGTACATTTTCAACATCAAAAATATATCTAAACTTATTATCATATAAACCGGTATCTTCAATACACTTTTTTGTTTTAAATGTAAATTCATTACACATATGTGGGTAAAGATTAACAGTAACGTCTTTTGAATATTGTAATTCAAGTTTAGGTGTTCTATTTCCCGGCTCTCCTGACTCCCACGATGTACTTACAAAGCAAAAGTAACCAAACTTACTAAGTTCGGCTGCTTCAATATATTTATCAAAGATATTTGGGTCTTTAATTACCATATCATCCTCTAATGTGATATAATAATCCATGTCTCGCTCCATTAGAAACCTTAAACAATCATTTCTACAAACAGACGGGTAATAATTTCTACTATGCTGTATCCAATGTGCATCTTTATACTCGTTTTTATATTCCTTACCCCCATTAACAACAACTAATTCATCTATACGATCTAAGGGTAATGAATCATAGAGATCTTTAAAATAATGTTCAGCATTATACGTTGTAATTCCTACACCAATCTTCATAGCGATTTAAAATAACTAATAACCTTATCAATATCATCGTATTCCTGATAAGGATTTGTCACATCTATTTTATACTTACTTTTAAATCTTTCTACTCCTTTCCGAAAATTTTCCATCCAATTACCAGTGCGAATTTTTGACTTATCATGATTATAATCCTGGTCTTCAATATAATCATTACTATTTTCTAAATCAATAAACCATCTAAACGGTGGGTGGTAGTTTTTCGTTATTGCATGCATAGTATGATCAACATGTTCCATCGCGTTAATATACTTTTCATCAAATAACCCAATATCTTCTAATACTGATCTATGGTAATAGGAGCATGCTCCATATATGTTAAAGTATAACGATACTTTCGTACCTTTAATATCAATAATTTTACGAGGATTAGGTTTATTGTTTATTTTATTATCTTGACCGTGTAAACAATAATTAAAATGTTTAACTTTTGTTTT